CATTAATAGACTTACTTAATGTATCCTCATAAAATGTTTCATCTAGGATATCCCTAATCCTTTGCTCACAGTTCTTTGCCCTGTTCGTAGCTTCGTCATAAGGATCTGGTGTTTGAAGTAAGTCTGGGGCAACGAATCGTGGTCTGCGGGAGGGAGATAGTTTAAAAGGGACTTTGCCTTGTTGAAGAGTAGAAGATAAAAGTTTTGTTCTAGCTTCATGTACTTTTCTTTTAGTTAGATTAACATAAATGCCACGTTCTTTTGCTACATCAACAGCTTTAGATGAGGTGTTGGGGAACTCTCCCCTCATTGCGTGCCATGCTGATTCCCATATTTCTTCCCGTGTCTTACGATCTGAATCAGAAGCACCACGTTGATATAACTCTTGAACGATAAGACCGAGAGAGTCTGGTATAAGACCCTTGTCCTCTTCCGAGTCCTCTGTTATATAGGATTTACTCTCAGCTTTTATCTCTCCATATTCTGCCATAAGATTAATTATGCATACTTTTTACTTTTTTTAACCACTTTAGTGTTTGCTTTTTTTACCCTTGTTTTCTGTAATGCCTTTGCTTTTTTTAGTGCTGCAGCACCCCTCTTTTTTGCAGCCTCTCTTTTTGCCAGTTCCTTTGCAGCTTTAGCTCTCCTCCGTATTCCTACTTGCCTTTCCTGATAAGTCTCTTTTTCTTCTTGTGGTGTTCCTACTCTCCTTATACCCATCTTCATCTCCTATTGAGGTTTGACATATATCGTTTTACGATATATCTAATCAAGTTGGTTTGTCAACAAAAAGAATTCTTTACTAGCTCTTTACATAGAACTCAGTACGTTGTGATTTCGGTAGAGAAAATACTGGTGCTGGATCATGAGGATACATGTAACACATGTAGGCCGCAATTGCCAATGACATCACTCTGTCGTCATGACATCCATGCTGTGCTGTCTCTTTACCATCTTTATTAATAACAAATGTCTGCAACTCATCAACTGTTGCCTTAGAGAAAATATCTATCTGCTTTTCTCTAATTAATCTACGTAGTAAGTCAAGAATTAATTTCCTAGTTTTTATATTAGTATTAAATCCAAGACGTTTCTTCTGCCTCTGGCCTCTCTCATCGAGGGCCTTCTCTATATAAAGGTTCTCATATGAATGTATTGAAGACAGGAACTTTAATGTTAATAACCCATGATTGTTATTTTCAACCGCAACCAGGGCCATATTATACCATGTGGCAATTGTAGCTATAACCCAAGCTAAAAGATCTGGGTCTATTCTTGCCGACCATGTTGCACATTCTTCATAAGTTTCTGCATCCAAGACTGTGATAACTGAGTAGTCTGAATCACCAGTCTGGCTAAGGATACCTTCCGAGACATCTACCCCCACCCGGTATTCCCTGGTAATTTGTGGAGGATTAAATACAGACAGTTCCCCCTCAGGATGTTTCGACATGAAATAACGCATCTTTTCAGCACCATTCTTATATGTAAAGCCATTGACAGGTACTTCAAACTTCTTAGGAGGAGACTCACGTTCTCTTTCATCTGCATCAAACCACATCTGAGTTAATGTTACACTATCAAATGCACTACGACCTGAAGCTACAAATGCTTCTCTAGCAGTAGTAGGATACTCCTGATGGAATACATTAAGATCTCCCTGACATTCTGGTGATACTATCTTATTCCTACGCCACTTTAAGTTTTCAAGAGTAATCTTGAACTCCATCAGCCCGTCAGGGGTATCATATGATATCTCTACTCCAAGTAAGGATCTCTCCTCTTCCCCACCAAAGGTGGGATTAGTACCAAGAGTTTTTAAAAGACTATCTCCTTTAATCTCCTCTTCACTTAACTCAGTTGAGTACTCATCAAATACAAACCAGGGAAAGAAGATAGGTTTTAATCCAGAGTTATCTTTCTCTGCACGCCACCACTCTCGTTCAAAATAATTACCGACCCCCTTAGCTGTACTCTCCAACCAGATCTCTGTTCCATATCCCTGCATTACACAGTTCATTAAACCAGTTGCATATTCTTTTGCCCTGCTTCCCCAACGGGCTACCTCTGAGCAATGAAGCATATCAATACCTGCACCTACAACCTCTGAACCTTCTACTGTACTCATGCCATACCTAGAGTTCAGCCCCTTACCATCAACTGACCCCCATGTTAGTTCCTGCTTACCACTATAGTGTGATAGTGGTTTAATAAAATCTGGATAGTTCTGTTCCATAACTTTAGTCATCTGGAACATTTCTGAAGTTGTATTCTTGGAATGTGTACAGATATGTACGAGTTGGTTAAACATAGTAGCAGCACGTTTAAACATTCGTGCCTGAACATAGGTTGAGATCCCGAAACGTCTAGCCTTTAAAACTATTATCCTTACGTGACCTACATCCTTAAGCTGTTGTTGGGCTACTCCATGAAGTATTTTTTGAACGGAGTTCATTTCAAATGGGATCAGTTTCTTTGTCCCTAACTCCTGTATCTTTAAACAATACTGAAAATATGCCGAGTGATCCTGAAGCTTATCCATCAGCTCCTGCATTGCTTCTTTATTAGACTTTCCTGCTGGCATCTTTCTTTATAAATTCATCATACGGGGTTGAGCCTTTCCTTATATTACATTCTTTGCAGCAAACAGAAAGGTTACCTGAATCAACAACCTGTTCCCTGGTCTCTAGCTTAGAGAGGGGATGCCTGTGGTCTAGCACCCAATCATCATCCACATCTAATCTCTTCCCACATAGATAACATGGGGCGGTAGTGTGATCCTTCTCTTTAGCTTTGAGCCAACATTTAATATACGTAGTCCTGTTGTAGCCACCTTTACGTATCCTTATCTTGCCAGCAGCTTTATCTCTATGGAAAGCCGCCTTATCTTTGCATTTGCGGTTACAATACTTCTGTACTGAAGTAGCATGAAGATTCGGGGCGTACTCACCTCCACAATACTCACAGATTTTAATCATAAGATCATACTCATATAACGTGCAATCAGTATTGCATCGCAAATACCATGATCTTTTTTACGAGTGAATTCTATATTCGGATAAATTTGTCCGACTTTCTGGATAGACGAACCTTTTTCCTTAGGCATGTCTGCAAGCATAACCTTCTTCCAGGTTGGAGGTCGTATCAAGATGTACGGCAAGCCCATGCCCACGCACAGACCCCTCAGAAAACCGTAACTAGCCATATACCTGCCACTTGACACGATCCCCTGGTTCGGCATCGTCTGTGATTTTTCTATACCTACAGTTAAATCCTGATAGAATGGAGAGTACCTACGTAGTATGTTCCTTAACTCCGGCTCATCTAACTCACGTTTCTTTGCCACCTCAATGATAGGCATGTCCTGATAGTGGATAACCTGTAGTTCCTTATCTAATACTGCTAATGCTCCAGAAAAACCTGGATCAATTCCCAAGTACATCACCTACCCCCCATATTCTTGATAGTTCATTTTGAATATCCCTTTCTTCGGACTTCTCAATTGACCACTTTATCTCGCCCTCTACCTCAATCTTTGCTGCCTGATCTCCATACCTCGTTATTTTCCCCCCACTCCTTAGATACTCTTCTACTGCAGCCTGCATCTCAAACCTTTCACTGCTGTCTGCCTTAGTAAACTCAGCCTCTGTAACAAGCCTCTCACCAAAACTTGGCCCGTTCCAGCTAGGCATAAACCTTTCTGCACGTCTGACCTTAGGCTCTCTTGCAACTAATTTACGTTTAGCATTCCTCCGCCTAACCTGCTCAACTGTCCAACAATGTTTGTGGCAGTAACTCTGACGAGATGTTTTTGGAGTAAAAGTTTTTCCACAAGTTGCACAATCAATCGGATCAAGCTGGTATAGTACACGCCTTCTTTTTGCAAAGGCAATTTTATTTCTATATGAACATATGTCTGAGCAGAATCGTTGCCTATTAACCGGTAACTCCCTCTTACATACAGAACATGTTTTCATTTTTCTTCTGCCTCTATCATGCTAAACATTGTACCTATACTATCGGCAATATCTAAAAAGAATGTATCTGTTTTTAAATTCTCTCTTTCTGCCTGAGCTTGAAGTTCTGCATAAGATATGCCAGTTTTCCAGGATACTGCTGCTGATGCTACCATCATAGCTAACATAGCCCTTGAATCCATTACTTGTTTCTGTTCAAACTTTATCTCTTTTGCCGTCTTCTTCTTTCTTGCCATTATCCTCCTTTACAAATTCTCCTTCAATTATATCCTCTATCTGAGGATTCATTTGTACATCAAGCTCCTTAAGTGCATCCTCAACCCTGAAGACATTCTCATTCCTCTGCTCTATGTACTTATACTCATTAGGCATCGCAAGTGCAATCCTCTCACTCCTAATGATCTCCATAACTGTCTTGGCCTTAGCTGACAATAAGTCAACCTCCGCCTTCTCATTAGACAGCAACACTAGCTCCTTTAACCTGTTTAACTCATCAAGATGCTGATCTGATATTGTAGCCCTTGAGTCTGCATACTTCCTAATCATACGGGTATGTACATCAGTCAATGCATCCTCCCTCTTAGACGCATACTCCCAGTCACCCTCTCCTACATACTTCTGCAGGGTGCTCCTCCATATCCCATACTTCTCAACTATCTGTCCTCTAGTGAGAAGACCAGATTCGTAGTCAACCTTAATGGCTGCCCTCATAACAGCTCGGTGATGTGCCTGCTCTGCCCTTGAACCTGTAGTAACCTTAGTACTGTTCTTGTTACCCTGCTTCTTAACCCTTACCCTACTACCTGCCTTATTCGCCATCCTTACCTAAGTTTATAAAGTTGCAAAGAGAAATTGGTATGTCATAGAAGTCCTCACCATTAGGTGCACGTTTGTTGCGGATGTTCTTAATGTATCTGTCTTTGAGGTGAATCCCGTTTACTAGGACTGCCCAGCTACAATCGTTATTCAATATCCAGAATACTAACCTGTCAGATTTCCCTAGTAACTTC